GGCTTACCAGGAAATGCTCAAGGGCCTTGAGCTCAAGCGCGACATCGAGACCATCCTGGTCGGCACCAACCAGGCCAAGGTCACCGGCAACGCCACCACGCCGCGCCAGACCGCCTCGATCCTGTCGTGGATCGCCTCCAACACCTCGAAGGGCACCGTCGGCTCGCCGGCCGATCCCACGCCGATCGACGGCACCGGCAGCCGGACCGACGGTACCCCAATCGCGTTCACCGAAGCTCGGCTGAAAAGCGTGCTGTCCTCGATCTGGACCAATGGCGGCAAGCCCGGCACCATCATGACCGGCGCCTTCAACAAGCAGGTGTTCTCGACCTTCACGGGGCGGGCCACCGCGATCGAGGAGGCCAAGTCGAAAAAGATCGTGGCCTCGGTCGATGCCTACGAGTCCGATTTCGGCAAGCTCAAGGTGGTGGCCAACCGCTTCCAGCGTCCGCGCGACGTGCTGGTGCTGGAAATGGACAAATGGGCGGTGGCCTATCTCAACGGCCGCAACATGATCTCGATCCCGCTGGCCAAGACCGGCGACAGCGACCGGCGCCAGATCCTCGCGGAATACACCCTGGTCGCCCGCAACGAAAAGTCCAGCGGCGGCGTGTTCGACAACACCGCGGCCTGAAGACCCGCTTCGTCATTTCGCAGCAGGGAGCAACGGCGCGGCCGGGAATCTCGTGATTCCGGGCCTCGCCGTTGCGACCATCGCGGAATGACGCGGCCCACCAGCAAAAGCCATTTCCGGAGATATTCAGATGCCCTTGCCCGGCAACCACACGCTCAATACCGTCGACCTCACGGCCTACACGCCATCCTGCGGCGCCGCGCCTGTCGCTGCCTATATCCGCGTCCCTTTCCGCTGCCGCCTGTTGAAAGCGACCGGCATTCTCGGCGGCGTCCTGACGACGTCGGACGGCACCGTCACGGCATCGGTCAACGCAAATACACTCGCCAGCTTCGCGGTGCCGCAGTCCGGCTCGACCGCCGGCCAGTTATTCTCCGCCATTCCGCCGTCGCCGACCTACCTCAACGAGGATGACGTGATCATGCTCTCGCCGTCGGGTGCGGGCGGCGCGGCGATCCCGATGCATTTCTCCGTCGCCGTGAGGGCCGCATAAGATGTCGTTCTTTCCCAAGCATCCGTCGTCGCGCCCAGGTGCCACGCAGACGATCGCGTTCGACGCCAGCGCGGCGATCGCAAATTCATTCGGATCCGAGACCTACCAGCTCCGGCTGGTGGCCAATGCAGCCTGTTGCTACCGGATCGGCGACGGTGCGCAGACCGCGACCGTGGCCGATGTGTTCCTTCCGGCCAACGTCATCGACTATGCCATCGTCAGTCCGGGCCAGAGCATCGCCGCCATCAAGGCCGCGAGCAATGGCCTGGTCACGGCGACGGCCGGGACGTTGTGGATCACGGAGATGTCGTGATGGGCAACGTTCTGATCCGGCCGCATCTCGACGGTAACGGCCGGGATCTTGCGATCGAGCACTTCCAGGACGTCGAGCCGATCCTGGAGTGGAATCGTCACGCGCGCTGCGAGGAGCAGCGCAGCGATTGGGGACGCCATGTCGCGCGGATTCCCAACGTCGTCTACGTCGGATGGCTCGACGAAGAGCGCGCCAGGGGCAACACCTCCTTGCGAATGTTTACGCCGGAGTTCGATCTGATCGTGCAGAAGAAACTCAGCGATCCGCAATGGGCCTATCTGCGGACCGATAGGCCCGGATTGCAATCCGGCTGGTCAGCGGGGCCATCGTGACACAGATCGTCGACTATGCATCGCTACAGACGGCGGTGACGGAATATCTCGCCAGGGATCAGGACAGCGTCCTGATCGCGCGGATCCCGGCCTTCATCCAGCTCGCCGAGGCAAAATTCAACCGGCAGTTATTCGTGCGCCAGATGGAGCAGCGCGCGAGCGCGCTGGTCGATACCGCATCGAGCGAGCCGGAATTCATTTCGCTTCCGGCGGATTTCCAGTCGATGCGCCGGGTTCGGCTGTCGAGCGTGACCGGAAAACCCTGTCTGGAATTCAAGTCCGGCACGCAGATGGACGAATATCGGTTTTGCACCCAGGATGTCGCTACCCAGCCACGTTACTTCACATTGTTCGGGAACGAAATCGAATTGGCGCCGACGCCGGACGCCGCTTACACCATCGAGATGGTCTATCGTCAGAGCATTCCGCCGCTCGCCTTGAACACCAGCAACTGGCTGCTGACGCTGGCGCCCGATCTCTATCTCTACGGCGCGCTGCTGGAATCGGCGCCTTACATCAAGGAAGACAGCCGGATCCAGACCTGGGGTCTTGGTCTCAACGCGGCGCTCGGCGATCTCAACAATCTCGGCCTCACATCGGCGTTCAACGCCGGGCCGCTGACCGTTCGCGTCTCCGGACAGGTGATTTAAACAAGCGATTCCTGGGTCGACAGAGGGCGACCACAAGGGTCGCCCCTACAGAGAACGATATGTGTAGGGGCGCCCCTTGTGGGCGCCCCGCACGACCAAAACAAGATCGCAAAATCGCCAAACTAGGAACCAACCGATGGCATCCTTCAATAAATTCAATTGCTTTGTCGGCGATGTGGCCCATGCGCTGCATGACATGAAAACCGGCACGGTGCAGGTCTACAAGGTCTACCTGACCAATAGCGCGCCGCTGCCGGCCAACACGGTCTATAACACGCCCGCCGATCTGCCGACCGGGAATGGCTATAGTGCCGGCGGTGTTTCGATCGGCTCGATCATCGGCGCGCAGACTTCGGGTATATTCAAATTTACCGCGGGCACGCAACCCGCTTGGACCGCCGCGGGCGGCTCGATCGGGCCGTTCGAGTATGCCGTGCTGTATAATTCAACATCGGCAACGCTGCCGCTGATCGGCTGGTGGGACTACGGCACGGCGATCACCTTGACCAACGGCAATACGTTCACGGTCGCAACCGACCTGGTCAACGGCATTCTGACGATCGCCTGACATGGCCAAGCTCTACAATCTCGCCCGGATGACGACCGCGACGACGGGGACGGGCACGATCACGCTCGGCGCCGCGGTTTCCGGCTATCTCACATTTTCCGGCGCGGGTGCCGCGGATGGCGATGTCGTGGGTTACGCGATCAAGGATGGTGTCAACTCGGAAATCGGGACCGGCGCATACAGCCTTTCCGGCACCACCCTGACCCGCGCGGTGATCACATCGACGAATTCGAACGCCGCGATCAGCCTGAGCGGGGCCGCGGAAGTATTCATCACTGCGTCGAACCATGATTTTTTCGCGCCGGGAACCTTGATGCTGTTTCAGCAGACCACGGCGCCGGCCGGCTGGACCAAGCAGACGACGCATAATGACAAGCTGCTGCGCGTCGTTTCGGGAACGGCATCCAGCGGTGGAACCAATGCGTTCTCGACGGTAAACGCGCAGACGGTCGTCGGGAGCTCGACGCTTTCTTCGGCGCAGCTTGCCGCTCACACGCATCCACCGAATTTCGGCACTGGATATCTTGAATTTAACCCTTCCGGCGGCAACGGAACGTGGAACGGCGGCCCCGGTATGAGCGTCGTCAGCGTCGCCCCCAATACGGGATCCGGCTCAGCGCATAGCCACGCCATCACGATGTCGATCCTCTATGTCGATCTCATTATCGCAACAAAGGACTGATAACGATGAACACGCTGACGATCATCAAGGAGGACAATGCGGTATATATCGACGGGGTCGCGCGCACCGTGGATTGCTCTGCGCTGGCCTTTCACGCGCTCCAGTGGAACGCTTCGCCAGGCTACGGTCACATCGAGTATCCGTCGGTCACCTGCCCGGGATGCCGCGGCGTCAGCAAGCAGCCCAATACGGTGATTTCTGACGTTGTTGCCTATCAGCCCTACATTGACGCATGGACGGCAGCGGCGCCGGCCAAATGATGGCTGATCCGAAAGTTATGTGTCCGGCGACGCGCTTTTCGATGTCGTGCCGCGCGATCATCGCAGAATATGATTGCCCCGAAGTCGTTCGTATCGGCGGCGCGCCGTTGACATCGTCACCTGCGACCGGAGATAGCTGATGTTACCGGACAAAAAGGTAAGATGCCCCTACACGGGTTTCAGCAAGTCCTGCTTCGATGGCGTCACCAGACATTGTTGCCCCAAATGGGTGCATGTGGTCGGCGTCGACGCCAACAGCGGCAAGCCGGTGGACAGCTATAACTGCGCCGATGCCTGGACGCCGCTGCTGCTGATCGAAAATTCCCAGCAGCAGCGGCAGACCGGTGCAGCGGTCGAGAGTTTCCGCAACGAGGTCCTGTTGCGCAACGCGGCGGGTCTCACGGTCGCCAACGAGTTGATCGCCGAGATCGGCCGCGACCGCACACGCAAAATGCTGGCTGTGACCAAGGACCCCGATGCCGGGCTTTGATGCGCTGGGCAGGCTGGCACTGGGCCAGGGCGCCAGCCAGGGCGCTGGCACGGTCGTGCTGGTTGCCATCAGCGGTGCTTTCGCAGTCGCGGCGCCGGGTGCGGTGTTCGCGGCCATCGAGCCGGCTTCCGCGTCAAGCTATGCGCTCGCCGGGAGCAATGTGACGTTCCGGGCCAGCATGCCCGCTGCGGTCGCGGTCTATTTGCTCGCGGGCAATGCCGCGTTATTCCGGAACGCGCTTCCGGTAGCGACCGCAAGCTATGCGGTCGCTACCGCGCCCGCCGCGTTCGCGGTGAACGCTCCGGCACCCGGCGTATCGGTCGCCTGGACCGGCGGCGCAGCACCGCTGGGCATCGTAGTGTGGTTACGCCCATCGTCGTTCATTGTAACCGGGTACGCATTCGACTTGACCCGCGATTTCGAGGCCTGGTTTCCCCGACCATTCGTTGGCGAAAATTGGGCCGCGGACGCCATCGCGGGGCAAGCGTGGGTAGCAGGCGCGATCTCGTCGAAAGCCTGGACCATCACGCCGCGGCAGGCCGAAGCCTGGATGCCGGCCCTCCTTCAACCCGATTCCTGGACGCCTGAATAATGCCGCTTCTTGCCATCGGCGACTATCGCCCCGACGTCAGCGACTATGAAGGCCAGACCACGCGCAACATCCTGAACGTGATTCCGCGCGGCGACGGCTACGGCCCGTTTCCGTCGTTTTCGGCCTACGCTTCCGCGCTACCCGCAGCCTGCAGGGGAGCTTTCTACGCGCTGAAATCGGACGGAACGG